GCCCCCACGCCCCGGCGCAGCCCAGGTGCCGCGTGTTTTCATCGGCTTCTCCGCGCTTGCCCATCCAGCCCTCAGGATACAGATCGAACTTGGCGAACTCGGCGTTGTATTTCGCCGTCAGTTCTTCCAACGATTTCTTGTCCCATTTCGGTTCCGGAAACGGGTCAGCGCTATTGGCCTTGATGACAAACTGATCCTGCAACTTGTTGACCAGCGCGACGTCCGCCGGGTCATCCGGGTGCAACAGTTGGATACGAATTATAACGGCGAGATACTTGGTGTCCTGGGGCAGTTTGTGTGTGCCCGAGGCATAGATTACGCCGGGGCAATAGTGATCGTTGTCGACCAGCAGCACGGAGAAATAGCGGCCCGCAGGCATTTCCGGCACCGTAATGGTGGCGCCCCTGGACGTATCCACCAAGACTACCGTGTAGAGCGTGTCCTTGTTCATCCGGACGACCGTTTGCTTGTCCAGTGGCGTGACATTGCGGAAGCTGAACATGCTGTTTACGCCGCCCGCCAGCTTCGATGCATTGTCGAACGTTCGATCGGTCTCGGCGCGGATGTAGGTTTCAGGTGTGACCGGCGTGCTTGCCATTGCGCGTCTCCTGTCGATCAGTCGGTACTTGAAATCAGATGGGATTAACCTACACCCGAAACTGGCGGTCGCAATGCGATTTCGAAAGCCGCTGCTCGCCGCTTTTTTGGGCGAATTCATAGGGCTATGGCGTAGACATAGTGCTCATCATCGTCGGGCGTAGACGTATTCCACTGTAGCCCGATTCTTCTGGCGCAGGCGGTAGCAGCGGTCCTCCGCCTGGGCATGGTTCGCCGGCACCCAGTCGAGGTCCTGGAAGATAACGTGGGTGCCTGCGGTGAGCGTGATGCCAACGCCGCCGGCGATCAGGTTGCAGACCGCAACCCGGACCTCCGGATCGTCCTGGAAGCGCTCGACGGCGGCCTGGCGCTGCTCGGCCGTGTCCGACCCGGAAATCGTCACGCAGGAGGCGCCCAGCGTCTTGGCGTGGCGCTTCAGACCCTCGGTGAAGGAGGTGAACACCACGACCTTCTGGCCCGTCTCCAGAACGTCATAGATCCGTTCCTCCACGGCCTTGTGCTTGGCCTTGTGGAGGGCAGTCCTCACCTTCATGAGCTTGGCCAGGAACTGCTTGTCGTTGGGGTTTGCCGGATCCGTGGCGGCATACCACCGGATGAAGGCCAGCGAACTCTCGACCGCCGAAGGGCTCGAGGCGACATCGACCGGTACCCAGCTCCGCACCTTCGGCGGCAGATCGAGAACCTCCTCCTTCTTCCGGCGGATTGAGACCTCCTTGAGCAGGAGGTTCAGCTCCTCGAGGTTCGAGGCGCCAGTCGTCACCCAGCCGAAGTCATTCTGGTAGGCGTCGCAATAGCGCTTGGCGAAGGACAGGAAGGAACGCGCCGCCGGGTGGCCGACGCAGCGGAGCAGGTTGAACAGGTCCCGCGGCCGGTTGGTCATCGGGGTGCCGGTCAGCAGGAACACGTACTGCGGACCGATGACGGGCGCACGGGCCTCCTTCTGGACACCCAGCAGCTTCAGACAGTGGCCGGTGCGCTGACTGGCGTTCTTGATGAAGTGAGCCTCGTCGAGGATCACCCCGGCCCAGGGGATGTCGTGCAGCCGGGCGGCGTTCCTGGTGAGCAGGTCATAATTGACGATCACCCATCGCGGCGTCCCGTTGGGGGCGCCATCCTTTGCACCGATGATCTCCACCACGGCATCTGGATCGACCATCCGGATCTCGCGCCGCCAGTTGAGCTTGAGGGAGGCGGGGCAGACCACGAGGATAGCTCCTTCGGGTGCCCCGACATTCATCGCGACGATGGCCTGCCTGGTTTTGCCCAAGCCCATATCGTCGGCGAGAATAACGCGCTTCTTCGACAGCAGGAAGGCCACTCCATCTGCCTGGTGGGGATAGAGAAGCCCGGCCGGGATCTTCGAGAGTTCATCAAGCTTCGGGATCGGGAAAGCGGTCATTGCCATTCTCCTCAGGTCTCAGAGATCGCGGACTTCGATTTGCATGCCGGTCCCGAGCTCGTTCAGGCGGCCCTGGAGCAGCGAGAGCGAAAGGCACCCGTCGACCTCCACGCTGCAGGCGTAGTACCCGAGGCTCGGGCTGTCGATGAAGTCGACCGATCCGGTGCCCCGGTGGAGGCGTGGATCAGGTCCGAGATCGAGGTCGTACAGTTCGTTGTAGGCTTTTCCTTGGGGAGAGCCCCAGCTCTTCCACTGGTCCACCAGGAAGTCCCCGTTCGCGGGCTCGTCAAGGAGCACACGAGATTCCTTCAGCCTTTCGCTGTCGGTTTCGCCGTTCAAGGTCAGATGTTCCTCGCAGTATTTCAGAAGCAGCTTCGCCAGGGCGCGGTCCTTTCCACGTACACGGTATCCCCTTGCGGAGAGGTATTCGCGCCATGTCATGTAGAAAAAATCGTCTTCCGGATCCTCGCTCAGACTATCGAGCCAGAGATCGTAGAAGTAGCCAGTTCCCGTCGGCTTCGCGCCGCGCAAGGCATAGAGCGTCCGGGACGGGCTGTCTGGTGGCACGAGAAGCGGCGACGATGTCCGCTCAAGGATGCGAGTAGCATCCCTGAGAAAAGTTGGCGTCAAAAGTGCGGACGCGGCGCTCACGATGAATGATCGGCGATCCATGTTGAGGGTCCTGTTGGTATGATTAGTGAACTGACCGGACGGCGGGGCAGGACGTTAGCCCCAGACCTCGCGAGCGATTTCCTTGACCTGGGAGATAGAGAGCAGTGACGCCTCGTTGATCCAGTGAAACCTGTCGATGGTCATCTCGTCCTTCTCGCGTCTCCATGTGTCCATCAGCAGGTGCGTCGCCGCCTGTTCCTCGCTGGCCTGCTTCAGCGGAACACCGGAAACGACATGCCACTCCCACGTGCCCCAGTTGTCGTCATGGTGCCTGATCCAGAGCACCCAGTGGGTTCTCGAGCGATGCAGGTACCATGCTGCGATGCGGCTGTGCATCGGCGACCACGCCCATTCGCAGTGAACGATCAGTTCGGGAGAACTGGGTTTCCTGGGAATCCTGATACCGCTTGGCAGGCGCCCATCGAAGACAACAACATCGAATGCTGCCGGCCTTTCGGGAAGGGCGACCACCTCGTGCAGGCGCTGACGGGGAAGTTCCTTCGGCGACATCGGAATCCTGGGAGGACTTGTCATCGCGCGGCCTCCGCGAATACCGGCCACTCCCGCGCGTGAACGGCTTGATCTTCAGCGCTGGTTGGGCCAGAGGCTCGTCCAAAGGCGAGGTCCAGTGCCGCGATTGCCTCGGCACACACCTCCGGAATTCCGGCTTTGCCATTCGTTGCGGCGAGGGATCGGAATTCCGCCACGCATGCCTCGAGCGCCGCGATCAGGTCCGGAACGGCGGCGATGATCCTCGCATTGGCGACTGTCTCCTGGGTGGCGGGGGCATGGGGCGAGCAATCTGCGACCACGCCGTACCCGGGACCTCTGGGTCCCCAGATCCAGTCCGAAGCCTGAGGTCCGTATCGGAATCCGCCGCGTTTCACGTAGACTCCCGGCAAGGTTCCGCCATCGTCGTGGCGCGTCCACGGGAAGGGGGTATGCAGTACGGCGTCGTTCGACATGTCTCGTCTCCTCTTTAGCCGGTTTGGCGGAATGCCGGGGCGGCAAGCTGGATTCAAATTCCCCGACCCTTGAGGTGGGTCAGCCCAGGGTGATCTCTGGAGATCCGGTACCGTCGCTTTCCTGTGAGCCGCTAGTGCCTTCACCCCAGCCGATCGCGATCTTCATTGTCACGAGTTCGAACTCTGACCGGAGCCCCTGGATGAGGTCGGTCCGTTCACGCCAGGGCTCCCGGGCCCTTGCACCACTTGCGGCCAGTGCCGGGCCGTCTTCAGGGTCGGCGGGCGCCGCCTCATCGAGCGCCTTCAGCAATGCGTCGCAGGCTGCAAGGACCTGCAAGTACTGCTGGCCCAGCTCGGTTCTCGATCTCCCGCCGATGCCTGGCGTAGGTGTCAGCAGGGGTTTGAGTTTCAGGTTTCCGTACATGCAGTCTCCTTCTGGTCATTGGCGTGGAGGACCGGGATGTTCCAGTGGTGTCCGGCTAGTGAGGCAGGTCGTCGAGGGACTCCGCGATCTCCATGGATCTGCCGTCCGTCTCGATATGGATGTCGTGCAGGATCTCGTCGCAGGCACTCCAGCCTTCGTCGCCGCTCTGATACTGGCTCCGGACCTCAAGAATGACCTTGATCGCCAGCCGCAGTCCCGGCTCAAGTTTCCATGCCATGTTGCCTCCGTGGAATGATGCGCTGATAGACGAGGCTTCCGCCCGGCTCCGGTCCTGCCAGCCCGATGCCAAGCTGTTGGTGGGCGATGGCGATGTCGCGGGCGAGAGCAAGGAGCCGCTCAAAGTCCGAGGTCGCGACCTGAATCACCAGCGTCTCCTCGGCCCGGCCGCGGAAGTACCCACGGGCCTTGATGCAGGTGAACGAGGAAAAGGCTTCGCTGCACAGATCGAGGATACGGCGCCGGTCCTCGGGCGACAAGATCCCAGTCGGATCAGATCCAACATAGAGCGAATGAAGGGGGCCGATGCTTTCCACCGTATGGCTGAAATCCGTGCTCACTGCACCGCCTCCCAGGGAAGCTCGATATCCGTGCGGCCGAAGTGACCGTAGGCAGCCGTCGGGTAGTAGATGGGCCTCCTGAGGTCGAGGCGCTCTATGATCGCCTGCGGTCGAAGATCGAACTCCTGGGATAGAACGGCGCCGATGTCCCGGCCGGAATCCCTTTCCGTGCCGAAGGTTTCCACGGCGAAGCTCACGGGCTCCGCGACGCCGATGGCGTAGGACAACTGCACGAGGGCGCGCGAGGCCCAGCCGCGTGCGACGGCCTGTTTCGCGAGAAACCGCGCCATGTAGGCCGCGGATCGGTCGACCTTCGACGGGTCCTTGCCCGAGAACGCGCCACCGCCGTGGGGCGCCGACCCGCCATAGGTATCGACGATGATCTTCCGGCCCGTGACGCCAGTGTCGCCCTTGGGTCCGCCCGTCACGAAGCGGCCGGTCGGGTTGATCAATGTCCGAAAACTCCTCGACATCAGATCCTTCGGTATGACGGCATCGACGATGTGCGCCTGGACGGCGGATCGTACGTCCTCGAGCCCGATCTCGGCGCCGTGCTGGGTCGACAGCACGACCGCCTCGATCTCCACCGGCTGCCCGTCCTCGTAGCGGAACGTGACCTGGGACTTCGCGTCGGGACGAAGCCACGGCAGGGTGCCGCTCCGCCTGAGCTCTGCCTGCCGCTGTACCAGGCGGTGGGCATGGACGATGGGCGCCGGCATCAGCTCGGGCGTCTCGGTGCAGGCATAGCCGAACATCAAGCCCTGGTCGCCAGCTCCGAGAACCCCGTCCTCACGGTCTACGCCCTGGTTGATGTCCTGCGACTGGCCGTTGAACCTGATCTGGACTTCGCACCGGTCGGGATCGATGCCGGTGTCGCTGTCGGTGTAGCCGGCATCCTGCAGCACCTGCCGCACCAGGCGGACGGCTTCCTCGCGGACTGCCCGGAAATCCTCGATGCGCCTCGTCCTGAACTCCCCGGCGACGACGATGCACTGGTCGGCGAGCAGCGTTTCGCACGCCACCCTGGCGTCGGGATCGCGTTTCAGGAAAGCGTCAAGGATTCCGTCGGAAATCCTGTCCGCGAGCTTGTCGGGATGGCCCTCCGACACCGACTCGGAGGTGAAAAGGCCATTGCGAATGGACATTCGTCTTCTCCTTTTAGCCGCGTTCGACGTGATGTCGGGGGCGGCAATCCGGATCAAATCCCCCCGGCCAGTCAGGTTGGCCAGACCGAGAACTCAGCGAAGCAGCAGCAATTGCGGGACAGCATCCTTTCCGATCCAGACCACCGCGTCCTGCTGGAAATGTCGTCCCAGTTCCCGTGCGGCAGCGGCGTTGATCCCGAAGGCGAGATAGCTTCTTTCTGGCTTCCACTTCCCAGTGGGATCGGCTCCTTCACCTTCAATGACGAGCTCCGAATCTGCGCGGATTCGCTCGCCGAGGTGCGCATGAGCGGCCTTGTTGGCGGCATCATCCTGCTTCCGTCCAAAGGGATTGAAGGCCGTGATGAAGAGGGCGCAATCCGCGCCAGTGTCCTTGTAGCGCAAGGCAAGCTTGGGCGAATGCTGCCCGATCCGCAGAACCAATGCATCAGCTCCACTACCCGTACGATAGTCGGTAGCCTCGTAGGCCCTGATCTTTTCCGATGAGATTTCCGTCTGCGCCATTCCTGATCCCTCATAACTCGGAGGGTCGACGCACCCCGTATGATTGCTCTTTCAAGCCGCATCTCCTCTCGGATACCACCTTGCCCGGGAAGGCAGGTTGGTTTGGGCGTCGACCCAATCTAGATGCTATGTTCTTTATAACGAACGCCGATGCTGGTGTCAACAGGGACGATCGCTCTCACACGCTCATCTGCCCGTCTGACCGACAGCAAGTCTTGATCCCAGTCTGCTTGCATGGTCCAAAACCTTTGAGTGATACTGCCGGAATGGACCTCGTTATCCGAGACGCTACTGCATCAGGAAGAAAGCACTCGCATGATCGAACTGATTGATGTCGATACCGCCGGCCTTCTCCGGGAAGCGGAGTCCCACTTCATGCTCGGCCCCGAGAGCCACCACGGCCCGACTCATTGGCGTGCCGTGCTCTCGAACGGAATGGTACTTGCGGACGAACTTGCGGGCGATCACTCGCTCGTGGCCGTGTTCGCACTGCTGCATGACTGCCGGCGTGAGAACGAGTGGGAGGATCCGCGACACGGGGCGCGTGCTGCGGAGGTCGCGAAGGTGCTCAACGGTCGCTACTTCGATTTCGAACCTGGAAGACTGTCCCGGTTGACAGAGGCCCTGCACTGGCACGACGCCGGAAAGGTACATGCTGATCTCGATATCTCCTGCTGCTGGGCAGCGGACCGCATCGAACTGCGGCGTGTGGGAATCGAGCCCGCGAAATGGGGGTTCTGCGATCGCACATGGCCCCTGGCTCAGCGCATGCTGTCCAAGCGGAAAACTGAGAGCGCCGAGGGTTCCTGATGCAACGCCAGCACGACGATCCTGGGCGTACTTGTCTGAACGGTGTTCTACTCAGGGCCGGTGGGCGCGCCCTCTGCTTGTTGCTTCTTTCGGCGGTTCTGCTCGCAGGAATGTGGGGTTACCCCGAGGCCGCTGAGATCAGCGTGGAACGGGATCCTTCTGGTGACTTCGTCTTCATAACGATTGAAGGCGAGCTTGTAGCCGGAGACGAAAAGAAGTTCGCGCAGCTGGCCCTTCAGAACGACATGGCCATTGTCGTTCTGAACAGTCCCGGCGGGAGCACACTCGCTGGCGTGGAGATCGGAAAGGCGATCAGGCTGAAAGGCTTCTTCACATACGTTCCCGCCGAGACCGTCTGTGCGTCCGCCTGCGGTTACATCTGGCTCGCGGGCGTGCAACGTTACATGGAAGAGTCATCGAAAGTGGGCTTCCATGCCTCCTTCATCCAGGAGAACGGTGTGAACCGGGAGACCGGCGTTGGAAACGCGCTGGTTGGCGCATACCTCAACTCTCTGGGCCTGTCACAGTACGCGATTGCCTACATCAGCTCCGCATCGCCCAACTCAATGACTTGGTTGACCCTTCAGGACGCCGAGAGCGTCGGCATCGATGTGAAGATAGCAAATGAAACGGCGCCTGCGACGGACCGGAGAAAGCCTGCCAGCCCCTCGAATGATCAAGAGATCGTGGTGGCGCCGATAGAGCCGCCATCCGGCCAGGTGGGGCCGGGCACTCCTCCCGCGGTGACCGCGCCTCCTGTCGACAACAGCCGGATTGCCATGGCTCATATTCAAGGTGCGGACATCTTCGGTCATGACCTTCCCGGCATGCCGCTGAAGAACCTCTCGGCGGCCCAGTGCGAAGAGGCATGCGTGTCCGACCGGCGCTGCCAGGCATTCACGTTCAACACGAGACACGATGTGTGTTTCCTGAAGTCTGATGGCGAACGCGTGTTCAGGAACCCCAATGCCTTCGCTGGCTACAGGATATACCTGGAGAGCAAGCTACGAAGATCGACGATCACGATCATGGAAAGAACCGACTATCCGGGGAACGACTACCGGGAGATCCGGGATGTGGGATTCGGGGAGTGCTCTGACAGTTGTGAGAAGGATGATCGCTGCCGCGGATTTACATACATGGCCAGAAGAAAGAGTTGCTGGCTGAAGAGCACGATTTCCAGCCCTGTCGAAACAAGAACCACGATCTCTGGCCGGAAAGACTGAAGGACCTGAGGGGCGAGGCAGAATATCCATGACGTTTGTCTTCTACGACACCGAAACGACGGACAGCGATGCCATCTATGACCAAATCCTGCAATTACGGCGATCAGGACTGATGACGCCCTCAATGATTTTGGTGAGATAATTGACAAATGATCGGCCATTCACAGCGTCAAACTTTGCCAGTTGGGTGTTTGATACTGAAGTCGGATCGCGATTGAGGCGGTCTTTATTTCGGCCATCGCATGGTATGTCTAATCAAGGAGGTGGATCGAGCAGATTTGATGCTGAGGAGATCAAAAAGTATATGGGCTACTTGGCGCATTTCACGATTGAGGAGATAAGACGAGATCATCTGCGCCCAAAGTGGAATGCCACCAACAACGACATTTGGTCTGTTGATTACTGCGATAAAGGAGAAGATAGTGAAATCTTGGAGTCATCTGTTCTTTTAAGATCGAGTGATAATAGAAAGCTTAGGGGTAAGCCGGACCTTGTGCTTGTGAACCGATCAGAATCTCACGCCATAGTCTTCGAACGCAAGACAACGAATAAATCCCGTGATGAATTGCTATATGGCGAGACTGACCCAAGTACATGGCCCAACTGCTGGGCGCAGTTATGGGCGTATGCTCACCTTGACAGGTATTTAGGTTCTAAGACGATAACGCTTGTTTTGCAGCCATGGTACTGGAATGAGAACAATTATCTCACGATGGGGCATACATTCGATAGACAATTCCAGCGAGATGATCAATTTGACGCTGATAACCTTGAGCTCTTCAAAAGGTATGGTGGTATCCGCATTTGACTCACGGCGCTAGCTGAATGGTAGAGATGGCGGCCTCTTAATTCCTGCCCGCGTATATCGCCTAACCCCGATGCTGTCCGTGCCGCAATCAAGGCCGCATTGCCCAGGCCAGAAGAGGCTTCTCCGGAAATCGGTCAGCATCGGCCGCTCAATTATCTGAACGGCCCCGAAGATCCGCCGGTGCTACGGGCCGACGAGGGCGATCTTGCGCGTGCCGTCGAGCGGGTGTGGTCGCTGCTGCTCACCTCGAACCGGTCGCCCTGGCTCTTCCGCTACGCCGGCCAGCCGACATGGGTGGTGCCCGACGATGAGGGACGCCCTGTTGCCGCGGCCCTGAATGAAGACAGGCTTCGTCACATGCTGGCCAGGCTCGCGAGCTGGGTCCGCTCGAACAGCAAGGGTGAGATCGTGCCTGCGCCGCCGCCGGTGGCGGTCGTGAAGTCCGTGCTTGCCACTCCTGATCCCGGTCTCCCGGTTCTGATGGGAATCGTCAACACGCCGGTGTTCGGCCGGAACGGCAAGCTGCTCACCGGCCCCGGCTATCATCCGGATGCGCGATTGCTCTACCAGCCGGCACCGGGTTTCAGCGTTCCGGCCGTTCCGGAGCGTCCATCGCCGCGGCAGATCGCCGAGGCCCGGTCCCTGATCTGCGAGGACCTGCTGGGGGACTTCCCGTTCGTCTCACCCTCCGAGATGGCGCATGCCGTGGCGCTGCTGCTCCTTGGCTTCGTGCGCTCGATGATCGACGGGCCCACACCGCTTCACCTCATCGAAAAGCCGACACCGGGGACGGGCGCCACGCTCATGGTGGACTCGATCGCCACCATCCTGACGGGCTTGGGCGCCAGTGTCATGACGGAGGGCCGGGATGACGAGGAGTGGCGGAAGCGCGTCACCGCCAAGCTCCGGCAGGTGCCATCGATCCTACTCATCGACAACCTCCGCAACAAGCTGGACAGCTCAGCCGTTGCCGCGGCGCTCACGGCACCCTTCTGGGAGGACCGCATCCTCGGCGCCTCGGAGATGGCGCGGCTGCCGATCCGCTGTGTCTGGATCGCCACTGGCAACAATCCCGAATTCTCCAACGAGATGGCACGCCGCCTCGTGCGCATCAGGCTCGATGCGCATGTCGAGCGCCCCTGGCAGCGTGGGAGTTTCCGCCATCCCGATCTCATGACCTGGGTGCGCGCCAACCGGGCGCGTCTCGTCGCTGCCTGTCTTACCCTTGTTCAAGCATGGATCGCTGCCGGTCGCCCGCGCGGGGGCAAGACCATCGGTTCCTACGAGAACTGGGCCGGCACCATCGGCGGCATTGTGGAAATCGCAGGCATCGAGGGCTTCCTCGGAAACCTGGATGAGATGATGGCGGCTTCGGATGCCGAGGGGAGCGCCTGGGCCGCCTTCGTCAGTGGTTGGTGGTCGCGTTACGGAACAGCCGAGGTTCGCTCGGGCGACCTCTATGAGGTGGCTGTCGGCTGTGAGCCGCCCCTTCCGCTTGGCACCGGAAACGACAAGTCGCAGCGCACGCGGCTGGGAAAGGCGCTCGGCCGGATGCGCGACCGCGTCTTCCGGGTGGCAGGTTTTGATATCCGACTCCGAGCCGCTGGCGTGACGCATCAGGCCCAGCAGTGGCAGCTCGTGATTGCCGGGGAACGTGGGGAACGTTTTCCGGGGTCGGATTTGGAGTCGAGCGGGGAACGTTGTGCCTCGGAGGGGAACGTTGGTTTCGAACGTTCCCCGAGCCAAGCCATTGATCTTGAAGCCTCCGGGGAACGTGGGGAACGTGGGGAACGTTTTCCAACACTAACGCACGCGCACACGCGCGCGCCTGTGAAGGAAGAGCCGGAAAAACCCTCCCCACGTTCCCCACCTTCCCCTCAGCCAACAAAATCAGAGCCTTGTGCCGGGGAACGTTTGGGGGAACGTCAGAACCCATCCTCCCCCACGTTCCCCGACCAGAAATCGATGCCGGCATGGCTCCGGGAGGTGATGGAATGACCCCGGTCCATCTCCCGCGGCCGCCCTGAGTTACTTTCGAAGTAACCGGCCGGTGGCGCCAGGCCACCATCCCTCATCCCAACCGACCTCATTCAAGGAGACCATCATGATGGTAGCCGCAGCCCTGCCTGCGCCAGTGGTAACCCCAAGCCCGGTCATCACTTCGATCCTCGCCCTCGACCTCGGCAGCACCACCGGGTGGGCCGTCCGCACCGCCCGTTGCCGGATCCTCCACGGCACGACCGAGTTTCGGCCCAGCCGCTACGAGGGCGGCGGCATGCGCTATCTGCGCTTCGGCAAGTGGTTGGACCAGACGCTTGAGGTCACAGGCGGCATCGATGCCGTCTATTTCGAAGAAGTTCGTCGCCACATCGGCACGGACGCCGCCCACATCTACGGCGGATTCCTCGCAGCTCTCACCAGCTGGTGCGAGCAGAGGGGCATCGCCTACCAGGGGGTGCCTGTGGGCACCATCAAGCGCTTCGCCACGGGCAAGGGGAACGCCGACAAGGCGGCGATGATCGCTGCCATCCGGGAACGCGGCTTCGAGCCTGCCGACGATAACGAGGCGGATGCCATCGCCATCCTGCTTTGGGCCCTCGACACGAACGGCGGTGTCGCATGAGCAGCGTCGCTGAGAAGTTCCTCAAGCACGTTGCCAATGTCATCGCTGAGCGGAGCACACAGTACGGGGATGTCAGCGGCAGCATGGCGGTCATTGCGGCCCGGTGGTCGACCACACTGTGCCGACAGATCACCCCGGCGCAGGTCGTGCTGTGCCTCCTCGATCTGAAGCTGGCCCGCCTCGCCCATGACCCCACCCATGAAGACTCGGCAGTGGATGTCTGCGGTTACGCCGCCCTGCTGCGCGAACTGATCCAAAACTCCAACACGGAAGGAAACTGAACCATGGCACCCGGACGCAAGCGCAAGGCCGGCAAGCGTTACCCCTGTGGCAAGCGCACACGTCAGGAACTCGAGAAGGACGCCATGAGCGTTGCTATCGAAGCGCGGCGCCGGCACTTCGGCGTGACAGCCAAACAGGCGAAGGACGAGCGGCTCGGCACGGCGCTGGGGCGTCTCGCCTTCCGCGACCTCATCAGCGAGACGCAGTATCAGGCGGGCATTGCCTTCGGCCAGCTCTACCGCGACCACCACGCGACTGTGGGCCTGCCGTCTCCCAGCCCACGGTCGATGGCAGGACTCTTGATCAACGAGGGTGTCGTCGGTGCCAGCCCGAGTGAGCCAGTGTTGGATGTCCTGGAGAAGCTGAAGCGCCGCTTCAACGACGCGACCAATGTGCTGGATGCCTGCGACCGGGAGCACCGCATGTCGCGAGGTCGTAGGCCAACGTTGCTGGTCTACCGCGTCATTTGCACGGATGAGGACGCCATGCACTGGCCTGAGGAGGATATTGGCAATCTGCGTGTGGCGCTGAACGCGCTGGTGAGACTGTTCAGGTTGTAGGCGCGCGCGATTTTTGGTGAACAACTCAATTCTGCGTTAAAATCCTTTGCCTGATTGTTGCGCTGTCTCAAGATTGACATCTTTCGGGCTACGACGATGTTTCGCCGGTCGCCAGACAGCTGGAGACCTCGGCCATAATGACATGGAGATAATATGAAGACCGTAATCACTGCCCTGGTAGCTCTTGTGATAGGCGCCGGTGGAATGTACTTCTACCAGCAGGGACCGATGAAGCAGCTGCAGTCCGCCGCTGCAGCCCTGGAAACGCAGGTGACCGAGGCAAAGGCAGCGGCCGAGGCTTCAGTCGGCGAAGTCACCAAACTACAGGACGCAGGCAAGGCTTTGGAAGCCGAAATCGCCGACACGAAGGCCAAGGCCGAGGGTGTCGCCGCCGAGATGAGCAAGGCTCTGGAAGAAAAGACCAAGGAGCTGACTGCGCTTCAGGCGAAGGTCGGGGAACTCGAGGCGGCCCTCGCTGCAGCGAAGGCGGGCTCTGGAGCTGCGCAGTAACGCATTCGAGCTACAGGAACCGGAGTTCGGGGCTGGCCCATGCTGGCCCCGATTCGTTTTGAGCAACCACGCAGCCGTAAAGGCGGCCTGCTCTTCGACGGCGTGCGGCGCGGTTCCCGCTATATTGGAACTGCAAGGGTGTTTCCCCGGCACTGTCTTGCGCATCCCCCGGAATATGCGGTCGAGGGCTCGGTGAGCCGCAGCGACACAAGGGTCGTTCTTCGGGAAACGCGTGAAGTCCAGGAGCGCTGCGCGTCGACCGGCCGCGTCAGGACCGATACGCTGGTGTTCGACTACGCCTTCGATTGTTGAACCGGTGCGGTTGGGTGATGTCTGCGCCGCAATGTGCCGCCGTGCCTGCTAAAACGGGCTTCTTATGGCGCTGGGCCATCGCTCAGCTGCGGGAGGGACATATGCGTGGGTACATGTGCGGCAACACTGTCTCAGGCAGCAAGCCTGCCGATGAAGGGCATGTCTTCCGCTGACTTCTCGGGAAGCAAGGCCTCCAGTTCCTTTTTCAGTTCCTTGACCCGGGGACCGCTGCGATGGACGATGACTGATGTGTCCGATAGCTCGAAGACCGGGAACGAGCCCATTTCGGAACTGTCGACCTGGCTGCGGATGATGAGCGGGATCGCTCTGCGAACCGCGAAGTCGTGCGCGCGCTCGAAACTGGTGATTGAGCCACCGGGATCGCCGCTGATATTGCAACTCGAGCAGATTGGGGCCGCAAAGGCATGCCCGCCATAGAGTGAGGGATCCTCGAGGCCGATCAGGCGACGCTCAAGGGCGTCGAAGAACTGGCCATGCAAGCCATCAAGCAGAAGGCTCTGGTGGGAACCTCCCCGAACGGTCGGGGTCTCGAGACTGGCAGGTCCAACCTTGATGCGCAGAAAGCTCCCGGAGATCCGGCCGAGCAGTTCCTTGCGCGAATGGTGATCTGGCTCAGCCTGCCGCACGGCCTTCGCCAGAGCGGATGTATTCGAGGACATGCCGAAAAAGCGGCCGACGTCACCTGCCGTCGTGCCGTAGTTCTTGCCCGGCTTGCGGTCCTTGGCGTCATCGATCATCGCTACGCCGTCCCGGTTCGGCATCGCGAACAGCGCGAAGACAGTGGGAAGCTGCACGATGATGGCGTGGTGCCTGATGTGGGCGATTGCAGCATCGACTGCAGTCGTGTCTTTGATATCAAGGATCTGCGGGTGGTATGCCATTGGAGGGTCTCCCTGAGCGCCTGTTTCTGATCGTTGGGTAATCCCTACGGCGTGTTCGCAAGCCCCGCTGTGACCGCCGTCACAAAACCAGACTTCTCCGATCGGCCTGGCTGACCCAACCCCATAGGCTGGGTCTTGATCTTTTCCCGCCTGCAAGAGAATCCTTCGCGTTCAAAGATGGGTCCGCTCGATTCTCGCAACAGGGAGGCGAGCCGGGCTCTTGATTGAGGGGGAAGTTCAATGAAGTTCAGAGCAATGATACTCGCCGCACTGATTGCGGTGCTAGTCGTGCCATCCGCGCAGGCCGCGAGCGTGGTCGCGAGGGTCGACAAGTCATCCCAGACCATGACGGTCTACCATCACGGGAAGGTAATCGGACACTGGGCTGTATCGACGGCGAGAGCCGGAAAGGTCACGCCATCGGGAACATGGACGGCGAAGTCCATGAAGCGATACCACCGGTCCAGCCGCTACAACAACGCGCCCATGCCCTACTCGATCTTCTACAGCGGCCATTTCGCGATCCATGGCACCAATCAGGTCAAGAAGCTCGGCAGGCCGGCGTCGGCTGGATGCATCCGGCTTCACCCGAACAATGCCGCAAAGCTCTTCAGCCTCGTGCAGTCGGAAGGCTTGGACAACATGAAGGTTGTCGTCGTTGAATGACCCGAACGCACGCTGGAGAGATGGTGATCAACATCATCGATATGTTTCAGGCGTTGCGTCAGTCACGCCTACGGATCTGAATTGTTCTGCAGCGTAATAGCTACAAAAGCGCTGGGCATCCTGAAGCGATCCGTCGGTGGGCTGCACGAGAGTTTGCAACTCGACAAGCGGACCACCACGCGACGCTGAAAACCAACTTACAAGAAAAATGCATTTAGTTGAAAAATAGTGTTGACGTCGAAACTCGGTGTGATAGAAGTTCCGATATTCAAGGCTCGATGAAGTGTCAGAGAGGCTAGATGCCTCGACAACATTGCCGCGGAGCCAGAACGAAATCACGGGTCCTTCCCAAAGGGAAGGAATAGCGGGGGCGCTCAGCGCAGGCTTTCGCTAGCGACAGGGTTCCGGTTTGGGGTCCCGGTTTCCAGTTTCCACCCCGCCGATCATCGCATCATCCGAACAGCATCAATCGAATCAAGCCCTGTGTTCCGGGGCTTTCTGCATTCATGATCATTCACCGCCGCCGGAAAGTGAGGGTGAAAATCAGCGAGAGAACTGGCCTCCTGGGTTCCACGCAGGTTTCCACGTCCAGGGTTCCACGTTGACTTCGCCATCGCCTGTCTCACCTGCGTAGATCTCCGTAGGTGAATCTACCTACGTGTATCTGCCAGCAGCGGAGCCAAGCTCCGCAGTTCCATCTACGCAGTTTCCGCAAAGAGGTAGCAATGATTCCTGAGAGCTACGGCATCGAGCGCGTGGATGTGTCCGCGCTGACGGCGTTCTCCGGGAACCCGCGCACCCATTCGGACACACAGATCGATCAGATCGCCGCCAGCATTCGGGAGTTCGGATGGACAAATCCGATCCTCGCCGACGCAGAAGGCACGATCATCGCGGGGCACGGCCGTCTCGCCGCAGCCACGCGGCTAGGTCTGGCGCAGGTTCCGGTCGTCCGTCTCGGCCACCTGTCCGACGCCCAACGCAAGGCGCTCGTCATCGCCGACAATCAGCTGGCGTTGAACGCCGGGTGGGATGAGGCCGCTCTCTCCAACCTGATCCGCGAACTTGATGCGGAGAAGTTCGAACTGGACCTTCTGGGCTTCGAGAGTGCCGATCTGGACCGCTACCTCGCCGGCCTCGACGCCGAAACCGCGGCCGAAGCGGAGGAGGGCGAGCTTCCCGAGGTACCGGTCGCTCCTACATCTCGCCCCGGTGATCTGTGGGTTCTCGGTGAGCATCGGCTGTTGTGCGGCGATGCAACCGTGGTTACAGACGTCGAACGCCTCATGGGCGGGCAGCTGGCTGACCTCGCCGTGACCGATCCGCCCTACAACGTCGACTACGGCAACGCAGCCAAGAACAAGACCATCGCCAAGGACCGCCGCATCCTGAACGACGCCCTGGGCGACAGCTTCTACCAGTTCCTCTACGACACCTGCGTGAACCTGCTCCTCGTCACCAAAGGCGCCTGCTACGTCTGCATGAGCTCCTCCGAGCTCCATACCCTACAGACGGCCTTCGCCGATGCCGGTGGCAAGTGGTCGACCTTCATCATCTGGGCCAAGAACACCTTCACCCTCGGCCGCGCCGACTACCAACGCCAGTATGAGCCGATCCTCTATGGCTGGAAGCAGGGGGCCGACCATTACTGGTGCGGGGCCCGCGATCAGGGTGACGTCTGGTTCGTCGACAAGCCGCGCGTCAACGATTTGCACCCCACCATGAAGCCGGTGGAACTCGTCGAGCGCGCCATCACCAATTCCTCCAAGAGCCGGGACATCGTGCTCGACCTGTTCGGCGGCTCGGGCACCACCCTGATCGCCGCTGAACGCACGGGCCGGTCAGCCCGGCTCATGGAGCTTGATCCAAAATACGTCGATGTGATCGTCCAGCGCTGGCAGGACTATACCGGCAACAGGGCCGTGCTGGACGGCGAGGACCGGACCTTTGATGATCTCAAGGATCAGCGATTGAAACGCTCCACTGGAGCGCCTTCAGGCGCTGACGCTTGACCGTAACCTTGACTCGATCGCGGCGATCTCATCCTTGAGTTGGAGCTTCCGGTGCTTGATCTCGGCGATTTCCTGATCGCTGGACGAGGCATGGGATACGGCATCGGCGAGTTGCGCTTCGCAATCCCTGTGCTTGGCCGTGAGCGCGTCGAGGTGGGTCTGTGTCGACATGGTACCTCTCTTGCTGAAGTCCGCTGGCTGCAGACTTCCAGAGAAGAGTGGACCTGAAATTGACGTTCGTCAAACAGCCCGGCGTTGAATTCAGGAGATCACCCAATGCAGTCGCGCTGGATGTCGTTTGTGGAGTCGGTCACCAACATTGTGGTGGGCTACGGCCTTGCGGTGCTGACCCAGATCATCGTGTTCCCGCTCTTTGGCTTGCACCCATCATTGGGTGAGAACGTTCTGCTCGCCGCGCTGTTCACCTGCATATCGCTGATTCGCAGCTTTGCGATTCGCCGGTTGTTCAACGGTGCGTGGTTGGCGCGGTCTGGCGAGTTTCCGAAGGAATTAACGATTCGTTAACCAAGGTTAACAAGGATCAGTCAGGGTCGGTAAACCACCCAGCGACCCTGACTGATTGAGCCACCAGTTCCCCGACTGGTGGCTCACCTTTTTCAGGCGCCCTGTCAGGATACTCGGTACACTCGCCCTCTCGTCTCGTCTTTCTCGGAATCAATGGCGAGGCTAAGCTTCTTCTTGAGGGCACCGGCCATAAAGCCACGTACGCTATGCGCAGCCCAAGAAGTGACTTCAGCAATTTCCGCGATGGTCGCTCCCTCGGGTCGGCGCAGCATCTTGATCACAAGCGCCTGCTTGGTGCCCTCTCGGATCTTGAACTCCGATGAGGCAGGCCTCGGCTCAAACTCAGGCTTCGGGGCCTTGTTCTTCTGGGGCTCGGCCTCGATGCCGATGGCAGCAAAGCCGGCGTCGGTGATGATCAGGGTGTGGCCGTGCCCTTCGTCGTTGTCGCGCCAGACGGGGTCACCAAGCTTGCGGTTGGCCTTCACCTCCTTGAGGAGGCCCTTCTCGATCAGCGCGTTGATGACCTTGTGTGCGGCTCCGCCCTTCAGGCTCCTGGGCAGGGGAAGGGCGAGGCGGTCGGTGCGCTGCGAAGCCGTGCTGAGTATGGCGCGCTGGGTGTCTGTGAGTTTGGTCATGGTGTTGCCCTTCCAGTGTTTCGGTCCGGAACGATCTCCGGCTCCTACGACCCCGGGCCCCGCGTATCTGCGGAGCGGAGCGGCTTTGCTCATCAGTCGGTCAGGGGAGGGCGGAAGCCGCAACCTCCCGTGCCATGCCGATGCTGGGAAGGACCCTCGGACCGCCTTGCGCGGTGACACCGTAGAGGAAGAACTCGTCCCCGATACGGTAGCACTCGATTTGGCTGCCGAAGATGCCGATGCCGTAGCTGAAGACCTTCTCGGGCGTGGACCTGTCATTCGGCATGTTCGCCCTCCCGGAAGGCGGCGTCGGTGATACGCCGCAGGTGGCAGGCATAGTCCTCGAGGCTGCCGACATCGCCCCAGTTCACCTTGTCGGGGTCGGCGCCGAAGTGGTCCTCGCTGAGCTTGGCGATCCTCGCGAGCATCGCGTCGATCTCAACCTTCTTCGCGGTGAAGGCTTCGATTGCCGTTCTGGTGTCCCGTGCCGGTCTGCGCATCGTCTGCCTCCCTTGTTGGAGCCATGAATGCTTCACCTTCGGTGGAAGACAAGCGGAATAGCTTTGTAATCCTATTGTTTCTGAACATTCTGGCGGAGCCCGGGAGACATGGCGGAACACGCGGGCCTGATCCCCATCGGCCAGGCGCAATAACTCATCCGCGGCCACGGGTGGTGCATCGTCGGGCGGTGGCAGCAATAGCGGCGGCGGTGGCACCGGGGTGTCCGGTGCGGGCACGAGCGGCGCGGCATCGACCTCTTCAACCGGTGGCCGGGAAGGGTCTCCTGATGCTTATGCCACGGATGGGTCCACGTCCGGTCCGGGCGGCGTGTCCGGCGGCGGCGGCAGCAGTGCAGTCTCCACCAATGGCGCCTCCGCAGGTGGCGCAGGTATTGTCAGGATAACATGGTGACAGAATGAATTACGTGAAAATCGAGAACGATCGCGTCGTGTCCTATCCCTACACCACACTGTACATGGATCATCCGAATGTTTCCTTCCCGCTTCCGCTGACGGACGAAGTTCTCGCCGCGTTCAATGTCTTCTCCGTGTAGCCGACACCTCAGCCCGTGCGCCGGTGGTATCAGATCGTTGAGGAGATCAATCCCCGGAAGACAGGGGGAGGATGGGTACAGCAGTGGCAGGTCATCCATATCGGAACCAATGAACAGAATGCGCTCATTGCCAAAGAATGGGAGCGGCTTCGCCTGATCCGCAACGAGAAGCTGTCGGCGACGGACTGGACGCAACTGCCGGACAGCCCCGTCGACAAGTCTGCCTGGGCCTCCTACCGGCAGGCGCTGCGTGACCTTCCAAAGATGACCGCCAATCCCTTCGAAGCCGTTTGGCCCGAAGAGCCCAAATAGGCTGGGCGTCGCAGGGCCGATGGTCAGGTCCTCGCGGGCTCGGCCCGGCAAGTCAGTAGAGGGCGTGTCAGGAGCTCATGAGCGCTCAACCTGCATATCCTCATACGGTTTCTCGGAAGAAGAGAAAGGCCGGCTCATGAAGAGCCGGCCATGAGGTGGTCCAGATTTCAGGGGAGGAGCTCGAGGTCATCAGACCCCGGCTACCGCTTCCGCATGGAACTGGACAGACCCACGGAAGGAGAACTCGAAATCTCGAGTTCCGATCTGAAAGATAACAGATCCAAGAGCCGCCAACAGTCAGGGACAAGGCATTGCTGTCATGCCTGAATTACATCAGTCGCTTTCGACCAGAGCATAAAGGTGCTCTCCTTGCCGTTCTTGCCGAGGCTCACTTCAACGGTGTGTAGTTCTCCGGCTCGTAGATCAGGGCATTGGACGCGACGACATTCTTTGCATCCACCGTCTCGGCATCGAAGATCGTATCCTG